TAAATTCTACGAAAAATTATTTAAATTACTACTATGAATGAGATGGCTAAGATAGCAGTAAAGGACAAAGCAGCGGAGATATACGCTAATGAGCCCGGTGTTACGCATGAGCTTGTTGCAAAGCGTTGTGGTATTACCCCTGCACAACTACTAACCCTTAGAAAAGATCCTAATTTTTGGGAAAAGGTGTATGATAACTACATGGTTGCCTATAGTGGTGTATTGCCTAGAGTGTTAGCTTCTATGATTAGAGAAGCAGAGTCTGGTAATGTACAAGCAGCTAGATTGGTGTTGGAGCATAGTGGTAAGTTGGTTAAGAATGTAAACGTAACTGTTGACAGTCCTTTTGATAAATGGCTACATAAAGCACAAAGGGTGGATATACAAGATGCGGAAATCGTTGAAGAAGTTTTTGAAGAGTTACCGGAAAGTCCCACAGAAGAGTTGCCACCAAGAAACGAGGAAGATCAGAACCTACGCATGCAAAGAGAATCTAAGGCTATTAAAAAAGCTGTAAAAAACGCAGAATACAACGCAAAAAGACGAGAATGGTACAAATGGACTAAAAGAGCAAAAAAGGTCGGAATACAGCCCTTAAAAGCCGCTAAACCTACAAAAGGTCAAAGAAAAGAATGGGAAGAATCAATAATAAAGGCAGAAAAAGCTAATCAAGGATGATTTTATCATCAATTTCCACACTTTCCTCAACTAATTGACAATAACAGAACTCTTTACATATTGAAAAACCTGTAGCAGGAAGACCAACAACTTCCCATTGATCTAAGGTGGCTACTTCACCGATGCGGTCTTGGCAGTCTATACATATTTTGGGAGATCCTACACTAACCCACCTAAAATTTACGCTATCCCCATAAACTTCAGCTTGTCCGATCCTATTTGCTTGCATAACTCCTGATACGATTCCTCGCTTAATGTTATTAGAGAATTTTCCAAAGACTCTTCCATTGGTAGATAGGTCGGCTCGTATTGCTTCAGCGATTCCTTGATTTCCGATACCCGCATTTCTAAGGATTGCAATCTCACGTTCAATCTCTGTTGCGAAGACATCAACTGCATAAGAGATCCCAAGTGTGACCCAGAGAATGACGTTCTCATCACCTTCCTCAAGAGATTGCGTATTTTCTTCTTCATTTAATAACTCCTCTGCCATTAGAAACGAATCGTCCTTTTGTGTCTAAGAGCTTTTGCTATTTTTTTATGAAATTCAATTAATGATTTAGCAATTTGCTCCCTAGTTTTGTTTCTAAAATTGCCTTTGTTAGTAAAAAAAGGATTTCTAGGTGCCACATGAGTACCTATGGCGTTTGGTATAAACTTTCTTGTCCATTTATTTGAGACTATATTAAAACCATCCATGTGATACTTTGCGTATTTATTAACTTCAATACCTTTATCAACTTCCTTTATAGATCTTAATAGTGATCCAGAGTGAAATAATGCGTTATTTGAAGTCCTTGCAATATTCTTTCTTTTATTTGAAAGGTACTTTTTTGAAATATCAAGTGTAGACTTTTTTAAATTCCTTAACTTACCATCCCTGATCATCTCTCTCGCATCATCAACAACAAATTTTTTAATTTTTGAAGTATGCTTTGACTCTATTTCAGGCAAAGCCTTTAGCAGTTTTCCAAAGTCAAAGGTAGTTGTGATTGATTTTATCATTTAAGTTTTTTTGCGAATTGTTTTCCTAGTTTTTTAGCCTTTTCGTACTTATTAATATGCAAAATAATTTGCTCTTCTGCAACTCTTTCCGCCCATTCTCTAGGACTGTCTAGTATTTCTTCGACAGAGTCTTCAAACTTTACTTTAAAGTTCTGTAGTTGTTTCAGCTCTTTGACGTGCTGCTTCAAAGATTGTGAGTTTTTGGTTTTTTTGTTTGTTTTCGGCAACTATTACCTCCGCTTCTTCTAATGTTACATCATCATTGTATTCTTTATAAAGCTGTGCTTCTGATATTATTCCAAGCTCAAGCCTATGTTTATCCCATTGAATTTGATCTTGAACTGACTTAGGATACTCAGGCTCATTAAAGTCTATACCAAATGACTCCATACCCGGTAAGGAGATATTTCTTGATTTGGCTATTTTTCTTTCCACATCATAAAGTTGAGCTTCGTATAACCTCCATAATGCTATATCATCTTGATAGTCGTTATGAGCTTCAAGATCTTTTATCATCAAGCTAAGTCCAGAGGGAACTTCTCCACCTTGTTGAGCCCATTGTACCCAAAGGTGATTGTTTGTGGCTACAAGTTCTATTTGCCACCTGATGTTTTCTATAACATCCATAACTTTGCCTTCTGGAGCAACTATATTATAAGTAGCTCCCTCTGGTAATTCTATAGTAACATTTGAACCAAATCTTTGCTTCTCTCCTAGATCTGCTCCGGTTGCTACAGGTTGCCCAAACATCTGGAATCTAAGCCCAAGCTGCATTTCAGTCATAGCAATATTGACATGTTCGTTGCAGTTAACCACATCATTTGCACCTTCCACATAAAAAGAGTCTGTTTGATTCTCTCTGTGTGTAAAAACAAAAGGCAGCACACCATATCCATGCTCTTTTTCCTCTAAGATGTTACCATCCTCATCAAATATTGTGTATAGTGTGTCATCCCAATGAATATATTGACTTCCATCTGATCTTGAAACATCATCAATCGGTTGCATTAATGGATAACATAAAGAAGAGGGAGTGAAAGGGTCATCATCAAAGAAAGGGTAGAAATAATAAATAGGTCTGTAATCAAAATAAGCGGAGCCTTCTTCAGGTTGGTTCCATAAAACTCTTGTAGCTACAGTTCCAATCAATCTAGTAGCTCTTTCAATGTGTTTCATTCGTGCATTTTTAAGGAAAGTAATGCTATCATATCTCTTATCAACATTTCTTACAGCCCCAATCGTGTAGATACGACTCATCTTATTAATGAACTTTTTTGTAATATTTGACGCATAAGGGGGGATCTCAGAAAAGGCATCAGCTTCAAATAAGCTTGAAATATAGCTAGATACATTATTTCCGTTGTAGTAGTCAAGCAATTTTTCTACATGCCCTTCTCTTTTATTCCCATTAAATAATTTTAAGCTTTTTAAGCTTTCTTCTATCATTTTGTAGTCCATTATCTTCCCCTTATTTTAATCTCTCTGTTTTTGATTGGAAACCTGTTAATAAAAAAATATCTAACCATATCGCATCCATGGTCATGATGCCCATCCTTTAGAGATTCAGGTTTTAAATCTCCAGAAGACTCTGGGTATCGTAGTGATTCTAAATCCTCTTGTATGCCTTTGCATTTTTCGTCTATATGAAATCTTGTTGATCCATCTGCGGCTTCTAGGAAGCTTCTAACATGACTTTCACCTGAAGCTTTATTCCTAGATGTTTTATCTCTGATTGTTTTGACTTGTATGCCCTTTCTTTTAAAAATCTCTATATCTCCTAGTCCTGATTGTCCTTGAGCCTGCATACCAGCAGGGTCTCCGTAATATTCTCTAACATGATACTTTTTATCTTTGATTCTTTGAGCTAGATCGTCAGTCTTTATATTTGATTCATGTAATATCTCGTCTATCATATTTACATGTGTTATACCTGCAACCGAGTAAGTCTGAAACCATCCCACAGCAGGCATCCTATATCCAAAGTCTATAGAGCAGAATGTAGGGAAGTTCGGGTTGTATCCATATTTACCAACATGCGTATTTCTGTCAAACGGATAAACCTGACCTGCAAACGATGTAAACTGAGCCCCATACTCCTGATTAAACACTTCCTTAGACATATTTCTTTTTCTCTCAACTATAACGGAATTGTTTTTACCTCCGGGATAAGCATATTGATTTTCCCATGATGGAGCTGTATGGCTTTCCCACATTGGGTCTGACTTACCTAATAAAAATTTATCGTAAAGCCAATTAAATCCTTGTGGGGTAGAAATGAAGATTGCTTTACCATTACGCCTTCCCACAGCAGGAGATAGGTACATATCCCATATCTCCTTTTTCATTTTTGCCGCCTCGTCCATTATTGCAAGATCATACTCGTCCCCCACAAGGGAATCTGGGTTGTCAGCAGAAAGCCCCTCAATAGAAGAGCCCCATTTAAACCTTACATACTGATCTTTTTCTGACGCTTTAACGACATCATTCTTATTAGGAACAACCATTGTTCGCCATATTTCGTCAAAAAGCAATTTAGACTTTTTATAGGATAGACCTACAAGTGCTACTTTCTTGTTGGGAAGGGAAGCGACAAAAGAAGCCTCTTTTGCAGAGCTGAATGTTTTTCCGTAACCTCTCCCACATATCATTACAAAAAACCTTGCTGTATTTTTTTTAGGAAAATGCAATTTATGTTGACCTTGATGAGGCTCATAGTCCATAAACTCAAACCATTGTCTTTTGAATTTTCTTAAATCATTTCCCATATTTTTTTCACTATTATCGCAAAATATTTGCATATAATAGTCATTGTAATTTAAGTTACGCTAGGTGATTTATGCAATATATTGTATGAATCTTTTTCAAAACACAATATGGAGGGCAGTATGTCCGAAGAGAAAAAAGTAGTAAACGAATCAGTAGAGGCAGTTACAACAAAGAACGAATCTCAGGTTAAGCCCGAATCTGAAGGTTTGATTGCAGAAAGCAAAAAGTATCGTAAGAGGGCACAGGACGCTGAGGCAAGGATAGCTCAACTTGAGGCTAAATTCAATGAGCAGGAAAATGCCAAGCTAAAGGAGCAAGAGGAATTTAAAGAGTTAGCTGAAAAGCTTGAGTCTGAGCTTAACAAAACCATGCCTTATAAAGAAAAATTTGAGGCTATGGAAAAAAAGAGCAAAGAAAAACTTCTTCAAATGCTTCCAGAAAGCAAGCGTGATGAATTTAAAGATAAAGATTTAGATGTCTTGGAATTTATGGTTGAAAATCTTGCTGTTAAGTCTGCATCTGAACCTCAAGCTAGAGGTGTGGTGCAATCAAAGAAAGATGTTTCTAATTGGTTGGATCTTAATCCACGAGAGCAGAAGAGCAGTTGGAAGGACATCCTAAGTTCCTATAAACAAAAAAAATAACCCTACTTGAAGGCTTCGGCAGTTGATAGAGGGTAAAATTTAGGAGATTCAGAGATGGCAGTCGGTGATTTAATGGATAAGACTTCTGGTGCGGGATTTATACCAGAGGTATGGGCAGATTCAATATATAGCTTTTTCTTTAGAGCTAACAAACTAAGAAACTCAGTTGATGATTACAGCTCGTTAGTATCAGGCAAGGGAGATAAAATACACATTCCCGCAGTTTTGCTTCAAACAGCTCAATCAAAAACAGGGTCAGCAGCAGTAGCATGGGACACAAACAAAGGCTCAACACCTCAAGCTCACGATGTTACAGCAGTAGAGTTAGATGTAAATACTCACATTTACCAAGCTGAGATATTTGAAGACATACTAACTATACAGGCTGAATATGAGCTTATAAGTAAATATGCAAGAGCTTTTGGAGAGTCTTTAGCTAGAAAGGTTGAGACTGATATATGGGCTGAATTGGATGGATTCCAAACTACAGTTACATTAACAGCAGATGATGCTGTTGCTGCGGCTGATATGGAGAGCATACTAGCTAATTTGTATGATCTGGATATAGATCCAAATCAATGCTCAATGGCAGTTAACCACTTGATCCTAGCTGATCTTTTGAACCCAGCAGCAGGAATGGGGACTTACTTCACTAGAGCAGACGCTATTCCAAGTACCGGAAATGCAGCTATGGGAGCTCATGTTTCTTCTGGTGCTGTAGGGCTCATCTACGGAATGGATGTATTCTTCTCACAAGCTATAGGTACATCAGGCACAGAGAGAAGTGGAGCTGTATATGTTCCCGGTGCTTGTGCTTTCGCAGCATCTCAAGATGTAAGAGTGCAGTCAGACTACTCAGTTGACTATCTTGGTACTAAAGTCATAGCAGATATGATATATGGTGCTAAGTTGCTTGATAGTGCAACCAATAAACTAGGGTTGAACTTCGTTAACGCTTCATAGTAAGTAGATTGTTAATATAAAAGGGGGTGGGTAACTGCCCCCTTTTTCTAAAAAGGAGATCACATGATATATTTAAAGCATAAGCAAG